GTCATAGAGGTTACAGTTCCATCCTGTAATAATGTCAGGAGTATTCTGCACCCACCATCCTATAAAGTCCTCAAGCATCTCTGCCTCAGTCCAGAAGACCCGATACTCATGCTTAGATGTATACTCACGTGTACCCCACGTGATGATCTTCTTTGTATTGAAATCTTTAATTGTAATGCATAGCATCTCCTCAGCAGATGCTTCTACATCAGGGAAACCATTCTCACATGCAACCTCAATGTCAATCGTATAGATCTTCATCTTGGTCATGTCATAATCTACATCAGAATTAAACTTCTGAGCGATATGTTGGTAGAGGAATCTCTCATACCCATGCACCTCTAAACCAGCAGCATTTTCATACTGTCTAAGGAAGTCACGTGCCTCTCTAGCACCATCAAACTGCTTAGGGTATGCTTTCCTACCATCCAAGGTCTTATACTTGGATGGTTTCTTCTGAGCATCAGGTACCAGATACATTACTGGCTTTGACTTCTCTCTATACTGCACAGGTTCTCCATCCTCATACCCTCGGTAGAGAATGTCATCACCCAATAAACAAAGGTTAGTATAGAAACTACTCACTTTTAACTGATTCTTCGTACAACTTGGTCACCGTTAAGGATGGATCCAGTATAGTCATAACGTCCTCACTTGTCAAGAAGATGTCACGTTGACTGCTGTGCAAGGGGTACTCCTCTAGCACACCCTCTGGTGTCACGTAGTAACAATCCTCAATCAACAGATTAGGTTCTTCATCCAATTCTGTGATCTTACCCAGCAAATAGGTTGTCGGGTGGTGTTTCAGAATGATCAACTTTAACATCTTCTTTCTTTAATGATTTGTATTTTTCTATTGCCTGTTGCCATCCCTCTACGACATTGGAATGTGGATCAGATATTGATACCACTGAATACAGGGTAACAATGTTTCGGCCTGTCCCTAATGGTGACCAAGGAAAAAATTCCAATTGAATGTCACCTAGTGACTCCATCTCTGTCTTCTCTTCAAACATATCCTCAGTTGATCTAAGGATTGTTACAACCATTGCATCAAGAAACTCGTATGCAATGGCAGACTTACCTGACTCAGGACGGATCTCCTTTACGTCAGCTACTACGTCCTCTCCGTTTTGCATTCTTACGACCTTTACGCTCATAGTCTTTCTCCATTAGGTTATCAAATGTGGTCTTCACCATATCAACGAAGGCACGTCGAGCAGTGATATTCTTTTCTTCAGCAAGGATGTGTACCATCTGGTTGAACTCATCAGTATACACTGGTGGGATGTCAACTGTCAAGGTGTCCTTCCTTTCTTCTTTACCTGAGCACAGGTTTACATACATGTTCATGGTTTTTCCCATTAAAAAGAGACCCTTTGGGTCTCTTCAGTTGTGTATTATATATGTTAGTAATCATCATCATTTGTCTGTGACTCTACCCACTCAGCATTGTTTCTACAATAGGCATCAGCATCTATTTGCATATGCCAGTGTGTAACAGTGTGCATAGCTTGGATGGTAGTGGTTGTAAACAATAACATCACTGGGATGCACCACAATGGGTGCATCATCACATCACCTGGTTTGTTCATGATAGGTAATCCTTACGAGCATGGTGCTCAGGTACTATCTTACCTAACTTGACAACGAGGAGTCCGTTGTTGAAGGTAACGTCTGTGACGTGGGTGTCTTCTGCGATTGTCCACGACCTCTTGAAAGTTCGCTTAGCCAATCCCCTGTGGATAAACGTCTCTTCCTCCTCTGGTTCAGATTTGGTTCCTTCGATATGAAGTTTTCCATACTCTGTGTAGACATCTACTTCCTCCTTTGCGAAACCTGCTAGTGCTACTTCTAATCTAGACTCGTGATTGTTTATGTGTACAATATTAAAGGGTGGATAATTCTGAGCTTCCATATGATTGAAGTTCTCGAAGTAATCATCCAACCCTAACGAGTTAGTAAAAATCTTGTCCATCAACTGAGGTAAATCAGCTGCACGGTATCTCTGTATCTTAGACATAATAGTCCTCCTTTAAAAGCGAGTGTTAAATTGTGGTCCCCGAAGGCAACCACATCTATTTATAACATATCGGCCAAGCACTAGTGGTAGGGGTATCCGAAGTAGTACATTCGTTACATCGTTACATTGCTAAATAGAAGTACTTCTACTTAGGAATAATGAAAAAAGCATTCTTGCTTTTTAGTATGATTTTGATGAGTGGCACAGCAGCACGTGCCGACCTGACTCATAGACTTAGTAGCTCGACACAACTTCAAGTAGATGCGGGTTATACACAGGTATCTAGAGCAGGTAATTCGTATAGTACCAGTGGATCTGGTGTCAGCACAACTATTACACCGTCAGGTGGTAGTGCAGCTAGTGATCTAGGTGGTATCTCTGCTGTCAGCACAGCAGGTGTTGCTACTTTTGCACTGCCTGACGTAGCACAGACAACCCAAGGAAATGCATATAGTTTTACACAAAATATAACTACTGGTGACGCTATTGTTACTACTGCTGCTGATGTAGGTGACGTGCTTGGTTATAGTAACGTAGTCTCGACTGCCCCTGGTACCGCTGGTTCCTTGGCTGGAACTATTTTGAGTTCTGGTGCTATGACTCTAACAGCTGGAGGTTCAGGTACTTCAGCCACGGGACAATTCGTTACAGAGGTCACCATACGCTAGGAGTGATACATAATGAAACGAGTTTTAGTACTAGTACTGCTTAGTTTCGGGGGCACTGCTGCATATGCAGTGCCTGTGGTACCAAATTTTCAGCAGGGCTCGATGACGAGTCACACGGAAACCGAGTCTACAATTACGGAGACTATAAATTCAGTTGACATGAGGACAGGATGGGAATACACAGTGAGTGGGGTAGGCATCTCCAACGATGGAGCAGCACTAAACCCCAACGTGAATACATCAACAGTGACGGTGAGTCCGTCCGTAGGATCAGGAGAAGCAGCCGTAACAGGTACAGTAACTTCATCCTTCGACAACTTAGACTTCGGAAGCAACGGGACGTTTACGATAACGACTCCAGGGGAGGCATTCCAATTCGTACAGAGTTACCAAGGACCAGGGGTCACCAACCAGACTCTAATACAAAGAGTAACCACCGTAAAATCCGTCACGGACACAACAAGTACGTTTACCCAGTAATTGCAGCACTTCTCAGTGTGCAAACTTTACCTGCAAGAGCAGAGGTGGGTGGTGTATCAGCAACAGCGAACCCTATCGCTAATAGTTCTGGCTCAGTGACGAACCAGGCAATACAAGTTTTACAAGGTCCATACATAACCAACACCTATGGTGGTGGTGTCCAATGTCAGGGTAGTACCTTTAACGTGACTCCCTACATACAATTTGCCGACTCTCGGAAGGATCCTTGGGTCGATTTCTTTGATGAACCACAATATAATCTGACTGATACTACTGGTAAGACTACCAAACAGACTGTTACTGTTAAGAATTATCCTTGGGAGTCATGGTATGACACAAGAACTAAAGCAGATGGCACTAGATGGTTCCCAGATGGTGAAGATATGCAGATCGAAATGGATATAGATGGCCCAGATGGTGTGCCTGACGTAGTTAATAGTGGTGGTACTATGACACCTACGTGGTACAAACCAATAAGGACTGATATGTCTGCCAACCAGTCATTAAACCTAGGTCTCTCTGCTACTCTCTCAATCCCCCTGAACAGGAAGTTAGTTAAGCAGTGTCACGAAGCTGCTCAAGCACAGATTGCTATGCAAACTCAACTAGTATCCAATAAGCGACTAGACTTTGAGTTAGCTCGTCTTAAAAATTGTGGTGAGCTCAAGAAGGCTGGTATATTTTTCCACCCAGCAAGTCCTTATCACACAGTATGTGCTGATGTAGTAGTAACCGCACCAGGTGGTACCTTAGTACCTCACGAGCATCAGTTACCTAAACCTACTTGGACTGACCCTTCTTCTTCTTCTTCAACGGAGGTAAACCCCTCTTCTCTCGATACTTCTCAGTCATCCTCTCAGTCAAGTTTGGACGGCGTTCCTCTTTCTTCCCTAACAACTTCTGAATCTTCCCAATTACCTTCTTCACAACAGGCTTCACAGCTTTCAGGAGCAGATCTGCTAGGG